CGATTACGCAAGGAATACTCTGTAGACCGTTTTAAGCAGGCCAGACGAGCCTATTGGCAGGGCAACCAGTTTCAACAGCGTTATTTTATAGAACAAATGGAAAAGGTGTATGATGGACGTTAATCAGATTCATAGCTTATTTTTAGAAGCCGCTGAGACAGACAGGCGTTTGCCGCCAGCCACACGCAAGGCAAAGCTAGCATCATGGCCTGATTATCCGCTTGATTGGCACGGCTATGGCTGGACACAGCAGGGCGAGACAATCATCAGGCCTGATGCAAAGCAGATAAGCGATTATGATGAAGCATTGCGGCTTACAGTTATCATGCCAGAAGAAGACAGAAAGCTGGTCTGGGCTGTAGCTCACGGGGCGGCGTTCAAGGCCAGAGGAGCGCCCTGGACGCGCCTTGCACGGATGTTGGGGCTAGGAAGCGATGGAAAGGCCGTAAAGCGCAGGTATCGAGATGCGCTTATACGGTTGCATTATAGGCTTTAAGGCTTCCAAGATTTAACAGCACGATCCATTTTTATTTTCCGTTCGATATAAAATTCAGGTCTGTGGATGATGTAAGCTAACTCATCGTCTTCTGTGTAAACTTCCACACTTGATTTAGCATAGAACGCCATGTAACAAGCCAAGTCCATTTTTTTTAAATCGTAAGCCGCCGCTGAATTAAACTCATCAGGACTTAAATTTATTGTGATATTATCTTGCATAATTGTCTCCCTATGTGATTCTATGCACCTTTTGCTTCTTGCAATTTGACAGTTTGCAATATTTTGTCATGCACTGAAGGGATTTCATCGAAATCATCCATCACAAGTGAACGCTGTTCTGATGTCATCTTGTGAAGTAAGGATTCTAAACGGTCTTTCCAATGATTTAACTCTGCTCTGTCTGCAAATCCGTCTTTGAAGTCTTGTTCGACTTCTTGAACCATAGTTTCAATTTTATAAAACTGTGATCTAATATTTGTTACATTAACTTCTGCATCTTTTAATATCTCTTCAGTCATTTTTTTCTCCTTAGTTGAATAACTCTATACATTGAATATAGTATATGTGACATAAGGTGTCAACTATATACGCATAGTATTATAAAAAAGATGCACCTAATATCATTAGAGGGGTTGCGAAGTGCGCGAAATCGGTTATCATTTTCTTACAATAACACAAGATGTGGTTGCAGTGCAGTAACATGCCGCAACCAAAAGCAACCATCGGGAAATCCATGAGAAGGTTTCAGCCAGCCCAAGTCGATTGGGATGAGATAAGATTGCGTGTGCAAGAAGGCGAGGGCTTTTCTAGCGTAGCCAAGGACTATGAGGTCAGCAGGCAAGCGATACAGAAGCGCTGTAACAGAGAAGAGTGGGTATCAGATAAGCCTCGCACAATCGCAGCAAAGCGTGAGCTATTCAAGCGCAACCAGAAAGCGCAACCACCTGCAACCGCGCAACCAGTGCAACCAGTTGCAGTAATGCAACCGCAACCAACGCAGGCAGTGCTGGCAAGAGATGATAAGCAGGCTACAGTGTTAGCATTGCTCAAGGACGGCGTACCTAAAACGCACGCTGCGGCTGTAGCAGGCGTAAGCGAGGCAACGCTTCACCGCTGGGTAAACGATGACGATAAGTTTAAGAGCGAGGTACGCCAAGCAGAGAGCGAGGCTGTGGCTCTCAGGGTGCAGCGCATTGGAAAAGCTGGAGAAAAAGACTGGCGAGCCGATAGCTGGTACCTAGAGCGCACTCAGAAGGCCACGTTTGGCGCAGAGGCTGGCAAGGGTAGCGGTGTAGCAGTGCAAATCAATATTATGCGCGGTGACGATGCAGAGGTCATAGACGTAACGCCAGCAGGATAAACCTTAACCAAACCTTAACCAGACAATACGCTGCATAGCTGTAACGTAGGCAGGGCAACAAGTTACGGGCCTAGAGTTACCGCCCTCAAAAGGCGGCACAGGATTTTGACCCGCCCCCGGTCATGCCCCCACGCCCGGCTGTCGGCGGCGACGAAGGCGATATACAAACACGCCCGTCTCTGCAAAATATCGGAGTTTCAGGTTGCACGCAGGACCGCGTATCATTGACCTTGCGCCCTTTGATGGCAGCGACAGGCGTGAGTTCTTGGATGGTATTGGCGCGTCTATGCTGTCCAGAGACAAGCGTTTCTGCACGCAACAGAACATTGATGAGATAGTTTCGATGTGCGGTGAGATGCGCTTGCAGAGCGTCTGGATTAACCATTTGAACCGTTTTGAGCATCTTGGCTTTACTTATGAGCATTACTGCTTGATGCGTGCTGTTGGCTGGGTCTGGCGTGCGAGCAACATAGCTGAGTATAGGAAGATGCAGAAATACCGTCCTTCTTGGGATGATTGGTCGCCGCCACTGGTTGTTCCTGAACCATCTTTTGAGAATAGCGATACTGCTTTGCGTTTTATGGAGCAGCATTTCGGCAAAGCTGTTTGATAGGGCGTTTAATTACAATATCGGAGTTTCAGGTTGCAGGTACGCTATGCCCTCGCTGAAGACCCTGTGCCTGATGGTTGGGCTTGTGTGCCGCTTACTGGCTGGCAAGGCTCGCAGGGGCGCGTGTTGCATGTCAGGCGTGCGCTAGAGGATTATTTAGATGGCAGAGCGTCCACAGGGATTTGCACGGCGCATGATGGCGCAGCAGCTAGCGAGTGATGCTAGGGCTGATCCGTTTAGTGATAGCCGTTTTTTTAGTGGAAAGATTAGGCCGTCCTTAGCTGATATGGAAAACCCTACGCGGTTTGAAGATATTAAGATGCCTGCTTATCAGGCTAGTGCGACTGGCTCGTTATTTCTGCCCGGTGCTGGCATAGCTGATTATTTCGGCAAGGCACCTGACCCAGCTAATCCGGGGCAGTTATTGCCCGGCTTTAGCGATAATGTGCAGCAGGGTAGGTATATTGATGCTGTTATGCAGACTGGCGGCGCTGCTGGTGATGTAGCTATGGCGGCTGGGGCGTTGTTCCCGCCTGCATTTCCTGCGGCTGCTGCGCTTAGTACGTTATTGAAGGGGCCACGGGCTGCTAGGCTTGCGTTATCGCCTGAAATAACACGCGCCATTTCGCGCAATACAGACAGAAATGCAAAGAAGGTTGCAAAGGATTTGCGGCAAGAGGGTTTGCTTGATGTCAATGATAGGGATCAAAGCGAAGCCTTTTATGCAGAATTTGAACGCATAAGAGGTCTCCAAGGTGAGCGCAAGGCGGCAAAGCCTGACACAATAGATAAATTAGATCGACGCAAATACGTCAGGCCACGCAAAGCAGAACAATTAAAGGCGCAAAAGCCTATAAAAGAATCGCCTATGTTTGATGCTTGGACAAAGCCAAATCGTGAGCGTGTGTTAAATTCTACATATGACAGCCAGACCATAGACGCAGAGGCAAGGCTAGCAACCGTTGAAGCGATTGCAAGAGAAGCTAAAAAACGCGGTTTAGAGGTGTATTATACGTCTAAGGGCCAAAAGGGGCGGGCTGGCAGTAGATATATTGAACTACCTGACGGCGGCAAGGTGCGGCTTTCTGACCATGAACTGCCTGACACGGCGCAACGGCAGTACACCAGAAGCCAAGGCATAGGCAATTTTGCTGATGAGATTATTGTTGATGACTGGAAAACCAGTTCTGTTGACGATTACTTGCAGCGCATTTTGGGTGAAGAGTAGCGGCTGGAGCAGTGCTTGCTCGACTTACTAAGGTTAATTAGCAGGCCCAGTGTAGCGCCTGACGGCACTCTGGTGAAAGAATTTATCAGACTTATCTAACCCCAGCCACAACCAAAGATAACAGAAACAATTTATTTGTAAATGGCCCAGAAAACCATAAAGCTGGATTACCAGCCACAGCCCAAGCAGGCGCTCTTGCACAAATGCAAGGCCAAGCAGATATTATTCGGCGGTGCAGCAGGCGGTGGCAAGTCTCACTCTGGTAGATGGGACGTTATTGGCTTTTGTTTGGAAAATCCGGGCTTGCAGGCGTTTATCTTTCGCCGTTCATTGCCTGAGCTTGATAGCAACCACATTCAGCCCCTGAAGAAAGAAATGCCTTCAGAGCTTGGCAACTTTAACGAGACGCGCAAACGATATGAATTTTTCAATGGCAGTTCTATTCAGTTTCAGTATCTGGAAAGGGACAGCGACTGCGACCGTATTCAAGGAACGGAAATACATATAGCGCTAGTAGATGAGGCGGGTCAGATGACCCCTTATCAACTTGGCTATATTAAATCTCGTATGAGGCTTGGTAATTTCCAGCCAAAACAAGAGGGATTTCTGCCACGGCTGGTTATGACAGCTAACCCCGGCGGTCAGAGCCATAATTTCTTGAAGGCGCTTTATATCGACCCAGCCCCGGCTGAGAGTTATTTCTACGATCATACAATGCGCGACCCGAACAATGCCGCTGATAAGGGCTGGCTGAGTATGTATATCCCTGCAAAAATGCAGGATAACAAATATATCGACCCATCATATGCCTCTAGCTTTAGTGCATTGCCTGAAGAATTAGGCCGTGCATTGCGTGAAGGCGATTGGGATTTAGTTGTTGGCTCGTTCTTTGGCGATGTCTGGAAGCGTGATTTGCACGTTATCAGGCCGTTTGAGATACCGCGCAACTGGACTAAATTCAGGTCTTTTGATTGGGGCAGCGCATCGCCTTTCTCCGTGGGCTGGTGGGCTGTT